CCTTCACCTTCGGTAATACTGTGACGCAAAGTACCCATTTCTTTAGCCTTTTTGTGTGCTAATTCACGCATTTGGTCAGTTATTAAAACTTGCCTAATCAATCCATTCCCCCCAATTACCTCTGTTTTTTTTACTATATTGGTCAGCATAGCCTTGTAGTAAATTACTATCAAGTTGGTATTTTGATAGGTATTCCCTAAACTTTGCTAACCCCCATTGACTACGCCACTTGCATAACTGCCGTACTGCACATTGGTATTGGTGTTCAGTCAATCTCCATACCCATTCGCATCATACATTTTTTCTTTAAAGTTTCGTAGCTATCGTACCCGTTACCCAGTATTCCTAGTTCACGAGCTTTGTTTTCAATACCTTGTTGGCTAAACATCCAAGACCTATCCACCTTTTCTTTAACTGGGGTCATGTCTAAAACATCTTCCCATCGTGCAGCGTTTAACCAACTAGCAGGGTACGGAATATAGTCTATTTCGGTGCGTTTAAGTTGCCAATGTCTAAGGTGCTTTGGCAAGGCTTCTAAGGCTTCACGCTGCTCAAGGTCAGTCAATCGTTTCCAAGCAATTTCAGCTTTTTTCTTTGCGACCTTTTTGGGCCAATTAATCCAAAACTTTTCAAAATCCACACATCCCCCTATTTTGTTGCAAGTACATAAAGTCCAATATTACTAAATGCGTAACCGCTATATACAACCGCCATAGCTGTATTACCTTTAAAGCCTTGCTCTATACCTATATAGGCATAAATAAGCCCCGTAACAATGATTAGCCAAGCACTCAAAATAATGCATCCTCAAATTTAGGTTTATCAGCTTTAACAAACTGGTAAGTCCAATCGGTATAAGTCTTTATTAAATGCTCGGCTTCATGTTTAGTTTTAACTGTACGCATTAATTCACCATGCTCATCATAAATTTTGTAATGGCTATAAGCGTTTATGCGGTCATCAGTAGTAAAGGTAGTCATTTAATTCTTAACAAACACAATGCAAGCAGGATTTTCCCATTCAAAATACCCTTTGTTTTTGGTTGCAAAATCTTCTAATGCTGGGTTTATGTATGGATAACCACCTCTGTATTCACCATAATAGTCAGCAGCATCATCGCCATTTTCAGCACTAATGTACAACTGACCATCCCTTATAAACGACTTTGGTTTTTTGTAAACCTCAACCAAATCAGCACCAACAAATTCAAAAGTCATAAGTTTTGGCAGTTTTTTTTGTAATAGTTCAGCGTTCATTTTAATTTAATCTCCATCAAAGCATTACAAGCACTTTTTAACTGTTTTCTTAATGCAATGTTTTCGTTTTGCAAATCAAATAATTGTTTTTCTAATACTTCAATTCTTGACTTAACCCTAGCTTTTTGAACTGGGTCACGACTTTGATTAAATACTAACTTCTGTGCAGCTAAACTCTTTTCTAAAATATTGCTATTCATTATTTATTTCCCTTTAAATAAATGATTCCAGCCTGTAAACGCAATTCATCATCAACAGTATTCAAAAAACGGCACATTTTTAATGCTTTAACCATGTTTTGAACTGCATATTTTGGTTGATTACCAATAATTTTTTTTGCTTGTTCGTAACTCATAATTCCCCCTTAAGCTGCTAATTTACCAACACAACCATACCCATAGCCGTCATCACCCATGCTATAGACCCGACCTGCTGTCTTACTAACTGCTGTATCACACATACTAAAATCTTGACTTTCTAAACCAACTGCTTGAGCAAAATATCTGCCGCCAGCCATTAATTTATTGTCACAATCAATATAAGCACCGCTATAAATACTATCTTTAATCGTAATTTGATTAATGTCAATGCCATAATAATTACAAACTTTTCTAGCACAATAACTTAAAACTGGAACTGACAAATTTCTTCTAACAAACACAAAGTCAGCACCAAATTTAACTTCTTCACCATCTAAATTTGCGTAATTTTGACCTTTGTAGTCTTGCATACCATCAAAATAAGAACCTTCAAACACGCTAATTACATCTTCAACTTGTTTTGAAGTTGGGCCGTCAACATACGAAATGTTTATTGAAGCACCGCCAGCATAACTGCTGCTTTTTACGCTAAATTTCACACCTGCAAATGATTCTTTTAATGCCGCTCTAATCAACTTTGCTGTATCTACTACGCTAATGTATTTCATTTTGTTCCCCCGAAAAAATTAATCAACATACATAGGTTAAGCCAACTTAACATTTATTGCAAGCGTTTTATGCTGTGTAGCAAAAATACAACAAAAATGCGTTTTGATTCATAAATGTTACATAAAGTCATTTAATGTAATGTTTATATAACTTTATGTATAAATTTCCGCTTAATTTATATATTTACAAGTTAATGTATATATAACTTATATATAACTTGCCTTTTGGTGAACGGAACCCAGCCATCCTAGATTCCTTCAACTGTTTGCCTTTCGGAGCCACAGAACCCGCCAGTCGTTCAAGGAATAGGCACTAGCTTCGCCACCTATTTGTGTGCTGTTACATCCTCTATCCCCCAGTAGCACTTGTATCGCAGTCGCTGGTGTCGGTTCCCGCCCAACTGTGACCGCAGAAATAGAAAAACCCCATAAGGTTGCTCTAAGGTGAAGTCGCTTTAGAAAAGACCAGCCAGCCTTTCCAAAACGCTCAAAGCAACCCTATAGGGTCTTAGCTGGTAATACTAAACAGACTTCACTCTGCCCCATTAGTATAACTCAGTTTTAAATCAACGCAACTCAGGCCATATCAACTGGTATGAGTCGGGAAATAAGTCTTTACGGCTTACTAAACCTTTGGATTCTTGTTCTAACAAAGCCCCCAAATAAACCATCTTATCGGCAGGAATACCTGAATTTTTCCACATAGACACCGCAGGTACGCTAATTTTGCAGATTTTGGCTATTTTGGTAGGCCCACCCAGTAACTCGATAATTTGGCTATCGGTAAACACTTTTTTCTTCATTCAATTATCTTAACATTAAATAGTCACATTTATCCAACACTTACAAATAAATTTGCACAAACGCTTAAATTGCCTTAATATGGTGGTACAGCATAAGCTGTTTACTTTTGGAGATGATTATGGATGACTTACAGGAATTACATAACGAAATGATGGCAGAGCAAGAACGCCTGAATATAGCTTTAGATAAGGCAGAAGATGGTGATATGTTGACATTGGCAGAAATTGACCTAATCAGGTTTCATTGTGGACTCCCTAACAAGCGTAGGGTTAATCCATTATTGACTGCTGTTGTGGATGATTTTTCTAATATTTTTGGGGGAAAACAATGATTGTGACAGGCACAACTACAGAAAAGCGTGAATTTAAAATTGCACCAGCAGGTAGCTGGTTGGGCAGATTATATAGGGTCATTGACCTCGGAACACAAAAGTCCGAGTACATGGGTCAAGTCAAGATGCTACGCAAAGTGAAGTTCTTTTGGGAGCTTCATGGCGATGACTTAAAGATTGAGGGCAAACCCCTTATCCAAACACGCAACTACACGCTGTCGCTAGGCGATAAGGCTTCGTTACGGAAGGACTTGGAATCTTGGCGTGGCAAATCATTTACCGATGATGAGTTGCGTGGCTTTGACTTACGCAATTTGTTAGATAAATGGTGCATGGTTACTGTTCAGCATAGAACCGCCAATAACGGCAATACCTACGCTGATGCGGTGGCTATTACCCCAGTTCCCGCAATCGTACAAAAAGCGGGTGTACCACAGGGCGTAAACCCTTGCGTATTGTTTGACTTGCAGAAGTTTGACCAAGAAATATTTGACAGCTTATCGCAAGGTCTAAAAGACCAAATCATGCTGTCAGCCGAGTACCGCAACACCTTTACCGATGTAAATAAGAAGTTGCAAGACGCAGCAATTATTGATGACGATGTTCCATTTTAGGGGGTAACCTTTAGGAGCAAGCTATGAACCACATGATTAAAGACTTTATTGACCAAAAATATACAGTCAAGACCTTTCAAGAACGGGGCTACGATGAGGAAGTACCCATCATCGGATTTGCTCAAGATGACTTGGAAACTGTCATTAAAACTGTGGTTCAGGCTTGTGCCGACAGGGTTAAAAACTCAGACGATAGAATGGCTGTGCTACAGTTAATGTAATGTTTAACAGGGGGAATTATGTTAGTGAAAGAGAATACAAGTGAGAGCGGTCATTGGTACTTACCCGATGGCAGTCCAGCCTATCGCATCATCGGCAAAAACGGGAAAGAAAGAAACTCAACTGTCAAAGACGCAAGAGAACATGGCCTACTGCCCTCAGTTACAACCATCATCGGTTGTGCAAGCAAGGGTGAGGGGTTACAGCGATGGTTGCAAGAGCAAGCCATACTCGCTGCTCTTACATTACCTCGCTTAGAGGGTGAATCGGAAGAAGATTGGCTAAGTCGAGTAGTTGCTGATAGCAAGGAAACTGCCAAGCAAGCAGCAGAGCGTGGCACTCAGATACATGGGGTCATAGAAGCCTTCTACGAGGGCATTTACATCCCTGAGCTACCACCCTATGTCCGAGCCGTAGAAAGTGCCATAAACGAGCATTTTGGCTCACAGCTATGGATTTCTGAGAAGTCCTTTGCTTATGGTGGGTTTGGCGGTAAATGCGACTTAGTTGCTAAGTCAGGCTTTGTGGTTGACTTTAAAACGACTGAGAAAGACCTAGACAAGCTCGATTACTTTTTCGACCACCAAATGCAACTGGCGGCTTATAGACAAGGGTTTGAGATGCCTACGGCTAGATGTGCGATTGTTTATGTCAATGCCCTACAAAATAAGGCTAAACTAGTCGAGATACCTGAAGATGACCTGCGAATCGGGTGGGATTGTTTTACGCATCTTTTGGCGTTTTATCGGGCAAAGAATAAACTATAATGATTACGGGGTGGCGGCAATCCCCCTGCCACAATCTCCTTCACACAGAGGGCCACCCCACCTTTATAGGGCGGTTAAGCAAGCGTTAGAGGATGCTTGGATAAAGGGTTTTCTTGCTTTCCCCCCAATTTAGCCAAATCTACGCCCTGTCTTTTTATACATTAGGGAAAGTACCTAGTTGCACTATATGTTAAGTTGGCTTAATATTTAATCGTTGTTTAACCAAAGGGGGATTTATGAAAGACTTTTTATTAGGTATGGTTGCAGGTGTGTTGGCATTTGGCATACCTGCTATTGTTTATGTGTGGAGAACTGGGGGTATATCATGAAATACGCAATCGCATTATCAACCGCATTATTGGGAGCTTGTTCATCGTTTGAGCCACCCAACGCTACTTTAGAAACCGATAAGACTGTTTTTCACATGACTCGTAGTCAGGTTATCTTGGCAATTAATGAATGTGAGTCAGCTAACACAAGACCAGTAGTCATTGAAGCTAGGCGTAAGATTAACGGGGTTACTACGACTGTACCCGTTGAAGTGACCTGCCATCCACGCTATAAAATCTTTTACTAGGGGGTAATATGATTGGTACTGTAACGATTGGCGATACGCCTGTTGATGTATATGGCACAGAATGTTCTGCTGAACCTGATGTGGGCATTATGGGCAATTATGTTGAGATTGAGGACTTAGAAGTAGGTGGCATTAGCATTTATGAAATGGTTGGTAACAGCCCAATCTTTGAACAAATCCAAGAAGCAATTAACGATATGGTGAACTCATGAACCCATTTGTAGCTACAATTTTATTTGTGTTATTTGCAGTAGCGTGTACAACTC